GTGGTCGATTACATTCTCGACCACAACAAGGCGATGACGAACCACAATGACGGCTACACTCCGTCTCGTGAAATGCGCCGCGTGGCCTCAGTACCCGTCTCCATGCTCTACCAATGGCTGGCGGAGGAGGGTTACGATCCGCGTTCTGGCGGCTTCCGTGAGGCGCTGACGGCAATCACGAAAAAGAAGCTGAACGATCTGGACTACGCTTATTTGCGCACAGCTCCGGGGCGGCTTTAATGGCGCTCCAAAGCTATTCCGATTTGCAGGCCGCAATAGCCGACTGGTTGATGCGCACCGATCTTGCGGCGGCGATTCCGAATTTCATCGCTCTCGCGGAGGCGGATATATCGCGCCGGCTTGCCGCAGATGACAGTTCCGGCGCTCCGCCGCGGGAAATGATGGGTTATGCCCAATCGCCCATCGAGCAGGAATTCGAGATCACCCCGCCGGATTTCATGGGCGCGCGGTCTGCGTTTCTCGATGGTGCGACCGAGCCGCTTGAGTTTTCGACGGTGGAAGAAATCGCCAAGCGCAAGGCAATCTACCCGGCCACAAGTGGAAATCCGACAGCCTACGCCGTCATTGGATCAATGTTCCAATTCTGGCCGGCGCCAACAGCCACGCTGCAAATCAATCTGTTTTACCTCCAGCGGATTCAGCCGCTGACGGACGGCATTACCTCCAACTGGCTGCTCAAGTTGCATCCCGACTGTTATCTCTACGGCTCGCTGATCCATTCCGCGCCGTATCTCAAAGACGATGATCGTCTGGCGGTCTGGCAGGCGAAATTCGACCGCACCATTGCATCTATTCGTCTGGCCGGACAGCGCACGCAAGGCGGCAGCTATCTGTCCATTATGCCGCGCGCCATAGCATAGGAGAATCGCGTGTCCACCACGACGAATTACGGCTGGACGAAGCCAACGGTCGGCGGCGATGCCGATACCTGGGGCACTGAGCTGAACGGCACCCTCGATGACATTGATGGGCAGGTCAAAGCGAACGAAGGCGCGATTATTCTGGCGAGTGGGCCGATCACGCAGGCTGCCACCTTCCTTACGCTCGACCTGACCTCATATCTCAGCGACTACAAGCGGTTCGAGATCAAGCTGAACCGTGTGAATTGCGGAAGTTCATCCACCAGCATCGCCATCAGGTTCTCCGTCAATGGCGGCAGCACATGGCTGGCGTCGGCCTATACATGGGCTCTTGCGGTGTTGGGTGCCGCCTATGCCCAGCAGACAGATACCAGCACGGGCGTCACCACGGAACAGCGGATTCAGAGCGGCGCGGGCTATACGCATGGCACGGTCGAACTGTCGATCCTCAATCAGACCCATATCGCCAGCATGATTTCCAGCGGCACCTTTTCGCCCACGTCCTGCATCGGAGCTGGAGGCAACACGAATTCCGGCATCAATGCGATCAAGTTCTATTCCAACGGCGGCTCTGCCACAGGCGGAACGTATGATCTGGTGGGTTATCGCTGATGGCGCTTGTCCCGCTGGAATTGCCGCCGGGCATTTCCCGCAATGGCACCGAGCATGACAACAAGGGTCACTGGTTCGATTGCACACTCGTTCGGTTTTATGAAGGCGTGATCCGTCCGTGGGGCGGCTGGCGTGTCAAATCGCTTTCTGCGGTCACGGGTGTTGGCCGCGCCAGCCATGCGTGGAAAAGCAATGACGGCATCTCGCGCCTAGCGATTGGCACGGAAAACCACCTGTACGTGATGACGCGGGATGGCACGATTGACAGCATCACACCGGATGATCTCGCCACTGGCAATGCCTATGCCACGATGGGCGGGGCATACGGTGCTGGAAATTACGGAGCGGGCGCCTATGGCACCCCGCGGCAGGATACGTTGCTGACCCTCGACCCAACGATATGGTCGCTGGACAATCGGGGGGAAAACCTCGTTGCGACCTGCTGGACGGATGGCAAGCTCTATGAGTGGAAGCCAGGGGACAACAAGGCTTCACAAATCAACAACGCGCCGGTTGATTGTCGCGCTCTGGTGATGACGCCCGAACGGTTTTTAATGGCGTTGGGAGCGGGGAACGACCCTCGCAATGTTGCATGGTGCGATCAGGAAAGCGATACGATCTGGACGCCTTCTGAGACCAATCAGGCGGGCAGTTTTCCGTTGCAAACGGGCGGCCGGCTGATGCTGGGCAAGGCAGCGCGGGATTATACGCTACTTCTGACAGATCTGGATGCGTGGGCGGCAACGTATATCGGCTTTCCGCTCGTCTATTCATTTGTAAAGGTCGGCTCTGGCTGTGGTGCTGTGAGCCAGAACTGCGCTGTGGCGATCGACGCCAAAGCGGTCTGGATGGCAAGCAACGGGTTTTTTGTCTGCAATGGCTCTTTTGTCGAACCGTTGCCCTGTTCTGTGCAGGATTACGTGTTCTCCAATCTGAACCGGCAGCAGCAGACGCTTATCACGGCCACGCAGAATTCAGATTTCGGAGAGGTGCGCTGGCACTACCCAAGCGCGAATTCCATCGAAGTCGATAGCTATGTTGTCTGGAATTATCGCGAGAACCATTGGGCAATAGGCGATCTGGCGCGGCTTTCCGGTGTGGACAAAGGCGTGTTTCAGTACCCGCTCGCCGTTGGGCCTGACAGTTACGTATATGAGCATGAAGTCGGGCTCGATTACGGCGGCTTGGTTCCATCGCTGAAAAGCGCCCCCTTCGAGATCGGGGAAGGCGACCAGCTTGGTGTGGTGACGGGCCTTGTGCCGGACGACGTGACGGACGGCGCGATCAATGTCTCGTTTATCACGCGGTCTTACCCGCAAGGCGTCGAAAGCACATACGGTCCTTACGTCGCTTCGCAGAAGAACGATCTTCGCTTCACCGGACGGCAGATCGACATTCAGTACACGATGGGAACGCCGAACGCAGATTTTCGCATCGGCAAGCCGCGGCTGGACGTGCAACCGGGCGGACGGCGGTAACGCATCTTTAGAGAAAATGGAGAGTGAGATGAAGCAACGCCTTCTGGCGCTGTGTGGTGTCCTGTGCGCGCTTCTGCTCGCTGCAAGTCCGGCAGCGGCCATTGAATTGCAGGGGTTTACGTTTCCTCCGGCAGTGACGGCACTTTCCACCACGGCGGCAATTGTCCTGCCTTCCGGTAGTTATGTGGCGCGGATCATCTGCAACGATGATGCTTCAATTGCCATCTATATCGGCGCTTCCAACGTGACGGCAGCTGGCGCAAACGGCGTGAAGCTCTCGGCCGGGCAGTGCTGGGATGTCAGTCATACCACGGCAGCGATTTATGCGGTGTCTGCATCAGGCACGCCGAACGCGCGGGGAGTGCAATACTGATGCGCGCTCTGCTTGTCGCTCTTGTCCTTGCTATTTCGGCCCCTGTTGCCGCAACGGCGGATGGACCAATTTACAACCCAGGCACAATCGCGCAAAGCATCGGCCCAACCTATGATGCGGCGAAGTTCTGCGGCGTCAAAGCGGATGGCACGACCGACAATTCCGCTGCGCTGAACGCTTGTATCACGACTATAGCATCGCTTGGCGGCGGAACAGTCATGCTTCCGCAGGGTGTCATTGCGCATTCCAGCACGATCAATGTTCAGGTGTCGAACGTCTTCATTCGTGGAGGTGGTGCAACATGGCTACATAAGACAAACCCGCAAGGTGCTGATTGCGCTACAACCCTGAAGTGGACAGGCGTAGATGGCGGAAAGCAGATTTGGTTCCAGTCGCCAAACGATTCAGGGCTTGCCCAATTCGTCGGCGGTGGCGCGCGGGATTTCTGTCTCGATAGCGGTCACAGCACATCCAATACCGGCGCGGACCTCGGCATAGAGGTTACGAGTTGGACCGGAGCCACGTTCGAGAACATTTTCTGCAACCAGCCTCGCGCCTATTGCGTCCGCCTCGATCTGGTCACGAACTCGCTGGATACGCAGCAGACCTCGAACAATGTCTTTGAGCGCATTTGGAGTTACAATTACGCCGCGACGAACAAC